ATAGATTCGTTATTGTAAGTTTGGCTCTCGATAATTCCTTTGCCAGTAACCATCTGCCCTCTCCGCTTTCAGTTGGTGGATGATAAAATCTTCTTGATCCACACCGAATACAATACGTTTCCATATGTTGTACGCTTGTATATTGTCTATCAATAAACAAACGACCATTACATTTATTACAAAAAATCATTATGCTGCTATCTTTTAGTTTGGTATGCCAACGGCAATTAAGTTAACAGCCAGAGATAAGTTACCAGATGCTCCAAACCTTACAAACCCATCTACCTTAGAGGTAGTAACTGTTTGTAATACAACCGTTACATTTTGTCCAGCCTCAGTATTTCCTATATTTCTTGCTGTTGCTGTAACAATAGGTGGGAATTTAAAATCATTTTGGAAGGAATAACTAAACCCTCTTTCGTTACCAGCGCTAACTGTGCTGTTAGTTAAAACTTCTACATACCCGCCAACTATTCTGGCATTAGATGTTTTTGTTGTTTCTTTAACTGACGGACCATTATCAATACTAGTAAAATTATATGCTGCAGAAGATACCTCTGTAGATAGGTCATTGATTGTTTGAGCCAGGTCATAGATATAAGTAACATCTAGTGGTTGCCCACGTTCTGGTAAAGGTATTCTTGCCATGTATTCCTCCTATTTAATTATACCAAAGAAACTATGCTTGATTCAAATATAGTTAATCCAGCATTTCTTTCCTTGTTAATTCCCTCAACCTGTACGGCAACTCTAACATTTGTTGTTCCAGTATTAAGAAATCCATACGTGTGTATTGGTGATGTGCCGTGATAAAAATAACTACCTCCGTCAAATTTTACAAAAATATCATATCTAGGTCTATTATTTTCATCACCCCAGATTGCAGTAGAACTTGTTCCATTTTTAAATAAAGTTCCGCTAACTGACTCTATGTTTACGGCTGGTACTGAAAAAATTGGTGAATAATGAGATGATCTATTTTTATCATCAGAGATAATCCTATATCTTAAAACATATTCATTATCATCATTAACTGGTGGTAGTTGATTTTTAGGAATAATTAATTTTTTAATTCCAGCATCAGCCATTATGAAACTCCTATTGAAAATCTAAATTCTACATAATTACTAGTATTAGGAGACTTTATAACTGTTTCTGCATTATCATTTTTAACAATTGAATATCCAGTTAAACCATATAGCGGATTAACTGTAGCAATGTTTTCTAATCTAAGAGCATCTAAGGCAACGTAATAATTTGATGATGGTGTTGGGTTTGGTCCGCTATCTTCAGAAAGTACGCATGCATAAATTTTAACAATAGTAACTGCATCCCAACTAAAGTTTGATGTTGAGTACAGGTCTTGTAATTCTTTTGAAACTACAAAATATCTATTAGTTCCAAAGTCTTCAATGTTATCTAAAGCCCCAGACGTTCCATGGTTTATCTCTGCTTCAAAACGAGCATACTCACTTCCATCGGTAGATGCAAACTCAACAAGAACTCTAACTGTTTCTGGAATTAATCCTGAACTACCATTTTTATTTATTAAAGAAAAGGCTAATCTTAATTGATCTGTTGGTGAGTTTCTAGATAAATCAATACTTGCTCCAGTTAATCTTATGTGGTTAGATCCATTTTCAATTACAAAATGATCAAGAGTTGGACCACTCTCTTCACTTAAAGTAAGTTCTGAAGTGTCTCCTTGAATACAAATAATATTATTTAAAAACCTACAACGCTCATATCTTGAAGCACGAGATGTTTTAAAAAATATAGAGTTATCTGCATTTGTTTGAAACACTGGATCTGCAACTGCAATAATATTATCATCTTCTGGATCATCTAATGGAGAAGAAAAAGAATCAATTGCTGTTGTAGAAACTGCTGTGCTGTATTGCCAATTTTCTGTTGATGTAAATGCAAAGATAGTTTTACTATCATAAACTCCAGCAGATGGGTTAGATCCTGCTGAGTATAGTCCCACCTCTGATATTTCATATCTTTCTTCTGTTGGTAATTCTGCTGTAAGCACTATTTTATTAATACCGTTTTCGTTTACAAACCCTCTAGATGAAATAGGGACTCTAAACATTTCAAAATCTAAATTCTTTTTCTGAGAAAAATTTCCTTCAACGTCACCAGTTTCTAGTGGAGTTGGACCGCAACCAACAGCAAGGTATGAGGCATAGGCTGGAGCCTGACCAAGCAGGTATTTGCCAATAATTCCTTTTCCGTCTTCGGTTATCAAGATTCATTCCCATCAAGTTGGACTATATATATTGTACCACTTGTGCTCAATTGCACCTCTATTTGCTCATCATTATTTAAACCAATAGCCTCTATAACCAAATTGCCAGACTCATCTACATAAATGTTTTGTCCATTTAAACCACTACCTTCATTAGGAAATTTTTGATCAAATAAAATTGGAAAACCAGCAAAATATTTATCTGAGGTTTTTTGTATTCCAAGAATATTATTTGGATTATAGGATTGTTGTAATAGTTTAACATTTTTAATTGGTTGATAAGATATTTCTTGACCATTTATAGTATCACTTCTTGATATATTAATTAACTCTTGACCACCAATATTTTCAAATATTAGGTCAGCCATTGACTCTGTTGATAATGATTGGTCATCAAAAAGAATAATATCTGGCGTTGCGGTTTTAACTAAATTAACGCTAGATGATGATATCATTTGACCTAAAACTATTGGAGTGTTCGGGGTTGGCGATAAAGTTTCTGACATTTTATACCTCGTTTAAATAAATAGTCATATCTGGACCGTTAGAACTTCTTGAATACTCTATATTATATACTACAAATCTGTCATCTGTTGAAGCAACTAGGTCTAAACCATTAGAATCTTTGTAATCTATGGTTACAATGTCTCCTAGTTGTATAGTTGGAGTGGCAAATATTTTTACACCTACCGATTTTTTAGGACTCATAACTTTGTTAATAACCCACCCCATTAAAGCCTCTGCATCATCTTGTGTTTGAATGTATGGAGTATTAATTGAAAATTCGTTTTTACCATAAATTAATCTACTTAACTTAATTTCATCATATTTATTTTTTTCAATTAATGGAGAGTAGGTAAGTGAACTACCAACAAAAGGTGGGTCAGATAGGTTGCCACGTTTTTTAAAATATTCATCAACTGATAACTCATGAGTTGTATCCTGTGTAAATGTAATGCCTTGAATTCTTAAATAATTTCCAGTAGTTTCATCTAAGTTTATTGCAGAGTCTGTTGAGTTAAATATTAAAAATTCTGCCCCATATGAGTTTGCATAAAATCCAGACGTTGTATATCCTTTAATACTGTTAAATGTTGGTGATAATTGTGCGTATAAAGCGGGATATGCTCGATCATACTTAATATTAAAATATGCACATTCACGCATAATAGATCCAAATTCTTCAAAATACATATTAAATTTAGGTGGTTGCTGTGAACTTATTCCAGATAAATATGTTGCCTGAACTATACCGCTCATTGCATATCGTCTAAAAGACTCGTTAACACTAACTTCTTTATTTCCCAACGCTGTAGACAAATTATCTGCAACAGTAAAGTTTGGATTTTCAGCATAGTTTTCTGATAAAGCGTAAATGTTTTCAAACATACATCTTGAAGAGCCTCTGGTAAATAAAGCCATATTGTTGTATATTGGTAGTGGATCTGTATCATCAACAACTTTAATCAATTGGTTATTAAGATATAGAAAAAATCTTCTAGTGCTTCCTATTGTTTGATACTCTACAGATAAATCATATACCGTTGAACTTTCTTCACCAGACATTCTGTATTGACCAGCAAATCTTCCATCGTCAACTAATATTTTACTTAGCCCTCCCCACAACTTTATAGGAATTGCTTTATCAGATGATTGATCTTTTTTAACTTTATAAAATACAATGTTGTTAATTGATATATTTGATTGATTGTTTTTATCTAAATTTAAATATGACTCTACATTGTTTTCAGTTAAAGCAATTATTTCAAAATAATATCCATTGTTTGTTTCTGGATTTAGCATAACGGCTAATCCTCCAGAGCCTCCGCCAATACTTGTGCTTTGATTTGGTTTTACTCCACTAATTTGATAATATGGCATGCTGCCAATTGGGGTTTGACTTCGTGTTTCGCTATTTTCAATTTTTCCAATAATTCTTAGTCTGGTTCCAAAATGCTTATAGGCATTGTCTAAATTTTTGTAAACGTAAGAAACAAAGTTAATTGGGACATCTGTGCTTTTAAATGAAGGTCCATTAATAACTAAGGCAGATGATTGTATAGTTCCTGATTGCGTTGACTTTAAATCATTAACTTCTGTTTCAGTTAAATAATTTGTAGCCATTGAGTTTTTAATAATACTATTTCTTGAAGTTTGTCTTGCTAATACATTATTTGTTCCAGCAGCACCAAGCGTTGTTTGTGGTATTGTGGGGCTAATTTCTGTTGTAAATAAATATTCAGAACTCATATTACAACCACGAACATAGTCATTGTTTGACCAATAAGAATTTATGCCAGCAAAGTGTGAAGCAATCTGTGTTCCAAATTGTGCACGACCATGCTCATAAACATTTCCAGGTTGTAGTCTTGATATATCGTTAACTAACTCATAGTATGGTGTAGAAAAAATACGAATAAGACCAGTTGGATATATCTTTCCATTAAAAGGAAGTGATGCAAAATATTTTTGATATTCTTGATTACTAGATATCCAAACGTTTCCTGTTCCTGTAATGTTAAACTGTGCTGCATCATATCTTATTATTTCGCCATTAGAATAAAAATAACCTTGATATCTTGTTAACCAATAAATGTTTTCTCCAAGATCTATAATATTATTAATTACTATCCCATTAGCAACTGTTGGTGGAGAATCTGATAAATTTGAGTTTAATGGCATTGCCCCTAAAACATAACTACCTTGCTTTGAGGCTAATTCATTTATGGTTTTTGTTGAGTTAGTTCCAGAAACTTCCCACAATAGTGCTGGCTTATATATCCACGTTTTTTCTTTATCAATCATAGATGCTTGACGAATTGACCCATATGACCTTTGAATATATCTTGTTGTATAGTTTATTTTTCCATCATTAAATATTTGTTTATCTTGGCTACTTATTGCAATAATGTTTGGAATTGAAGATCCAGTTTGATTCTCAATAATATTAGAAACTGATTGATCGTTGTTTCCAATAAGTTGTAAATCTGTAGATCTCATAGACTCTGAAGGCATTAAATAGTCTTTACTCATTACTATAAAATTATTATATTCATCAAAAAACATAGATGTTTGTGTTGATATTGCTAACTGATTTAAAACTTCAGCAACGTTTTGATCTGGTGCTATAAAGAAATACGGAATTATAGGATCACTTTCTCCGTCAATTCTTTTAAAAGAATAATTTGCAAAACCTATATAGTCTAATAATAATGAAATTGCATAACTTAAAGAAACTTCAGTAACAAGCATTCTTGGAGCAGGCATAGATTCTAAAAAGAAATAAAAATCTCTTAGTTCTAAAGAAAGAGTAGCAGCAGTAACATCTGATTGTGGAATTCCCTCAGAGTATAAAGTTTTAATTGGTACAAAATCATAATATTCAATTCCACCTACATCAGCAATTTGTTCATAAAAATTAAATTTTATATTTTTTCTTAAATATTTAGCAATAATACTATTTGTATTATTTGTATTAAATGCTTGATCTGTGTCAAATATTGAAATTGTTCCAGTAGATGCTAATAGTTGACCAACTGGCAAAGAAGTATTTCCAAGATCAGAAAGTGATTTACGAACGGTATACTCAATAACACTATCAGATATGTCGGCAACAAGTCTAGGAGACATTTCAATTAAATCAAAAGTTGTGCCATCTTTGTTCATTGTTTCTGCAACAACCCTAATTCCTTTAATATACTCAAACTCCCTATATCTTGTTTCACTGGTGTTAGGGTTTACAAAAGAAAACGGGGAAACAAGTTCTTTAACAAAACTAGTTCTTGCATTAAGAGATTCAGATCCTAATGTCCAGCCATACTCTGGCACAAATGTTTCATAATCAGAAATTTCATCACTCCAAACAAAAAATTCCCCAACAGTTGATTCATTTTCTAAAACAAAATACGCATATCCGTTTATAGATAATTCTGGAAGTAATGTTTCAGACGAGTATGTTTCTGCAAAAACAAAAGTATCCTTATATTTATCTGGAATAATTAATCCATACTCTAGTTCTACGTATCCATCTGATTTAATAATGGCAGTACCATCTGCCCTTGTAGAGTTTTCGTCAAATGAATAAGCATCTATCCAACTATTATTTTTAAGGTATTGGATTTTCCATCTCTTAGGAGTCGTCTTATTTGCATCTCCGTATAGAGGGTCTGCAAAGGTTGATGAAAAGTTTGTAAATGGGGCTAGATCGATATCTCCTACATTTGTTTGCATTTTTACAACAAGTCTATTTGCTGGAACCTCTTCTTTATATACTACGAACGGTACTGCATCGTCAATGTAATACTGACCACCTGATACCTTTGCAATACCCCTTTCCAAACCTTCTTCTTTTCTATATGAGTTCCAGTATTTAAATTGATCATATCTAGATGACATATAGTATCTTGGTCTTTGGGCTAAAGATGCTCCAGAGTTTGCCAAATACTGCTTGTTAGATCTAAAAAATAATGGTTTGTTAATTCCAGATCTTGGTCTAAATGGCTTTAAGCAATCTTCTAATGAGTATAGTAGTTTTCTCTTTTGTTCTATTGATGTAAATAGTTGTGGGGAGTCTTCGTCATCTACCCCGCCACTTATAGATACTTCAGAGTCTGTTGCATCTGTATAATAATCTCCAGCATCTAATTGATCAAAGTAAATTGGCAGTGTTTTAAATTTAAGATCTGCGTCGGTTGGTCTGTATCTATAGTTACCAACATAAAAAATATTGTCTGGCATATTCATATTCCATTCAGCCAAAATCAATGACTGAAGTTTTATTGTTGCAGATGTTTCAAAGTGGGTCTTTAATGCTTCGTTAACAAACAACTTAGACCTCTTCCAGCGTTACCGAAATATTCCAAAGGTCATGGTTTGTCCCACCACGTTTTACTACGCTATAATTAAAATCAGCAAAATAAACTTGAATAATTTGATTATATTTTCCTAAATTATTAAATGATGCATCATTTGTTCCAAAGTTTTTATATTTATCATAGGCCAAAAACATCCAAAAAGGACCTTGATGATTTTCATACCAATCTAATAACTCTACTCCACCCGCTCCGCCATCTGAAGTAAACTCTCCAGTTGTATTTTTATTTGGTGAAGATCCAGTTGAATTAAAGTCTGCTAACTCAGAATAAGCACGGGATGGTAAATTATTCCAAGATACTGACATAGTTAACTTATCAGCAATATGATAAGATCTCATCCTACCATTAATCGTTCTTTCACGTTTTTCAATTCGTTCTGAGTTAAATGACATTTCTGCTCTATTGTGATCTGACAGTATTAAAAATTGGTCAACGCCACCAGAAGTAAGGGCTGGATCTGCCCCTATTTCTTGTCCAGTTGGCACGTAAAGGCCGCTTACAAGGGTTCCAGCATTCTCTGACCAAAGGATACCCTGTGGTCTCTGATACCTCTTTCTACCCGAAATATACGCTGCGGTTGCCATTATGCCCCTCTTTGAGTTCTAATTCTTTGGTTGTCAATTTGTTTAATCTGTGTTATAACAGTTCTTGCAATATCATTTGGATTTGCATCAGATTTAACATTAACATTTAGACTATAATTATACACTGAAGACCCTCCGTATGAGCCATCATTTATTTTATTAAGATTATTTACTCCAAAAGAATCAACGGCATTTTTACGAACAACAAATTCTCCAGGGGTAAGCATTGCTGGAATTGTGTCGGTGCCTTTAGAGTATCCACCTGAAACATAGTATTTAGGAATTATTCCACCCATGGCTCTTGCACGGTAGGAAACTGTTGATGAAGTTTTTGTTGGTGTAGGTACTGTGTATCTGTATCCACCACCTCTTGGACCAGATGCGCTTGCTGTTGATG